GAGAGCATGTATAGGTGCTAAGAGGGTTGCCATCCCCTCTTTTGCAGCCTTAATGTCTCGTTGGTATGTTCTACCTTCAAAAGCTTTTTTACCAATGTCATAGCTAGATAAACTTTCCATATCTGCAAAGTCACCAATACATACTATAACATCAGGTCTTTTGTCAACAATGTACTTTCCAATCCAAGTTAAGTAGTTACTATTAATTCCTGGTTTGAATTGTACGTCGCCTATAACGAGATGTTGTTTCATGAATCTAATCCCCTATCAAAGTTTTGCATTTCTTGCAAATCAAATTCTTCTTGACCAGTTTTGATAATACCTTCTCTGATAAGAGCTTTGATTGCAAATGATAATAAGAACTCAGATTCTTTAGCGTCAACTTTGAAATCAAAGTCTATACTACCATCTTGGTTCTCGACTAAGTTTTTAATTTCCATTTAGCATCTCCTTTAGATGTTTAACCCAGTTTAACCTAAAGTCTAGCCACTCAAAACCTTCTTTAGTAGCCCATGCACCATAGGTTGTTTTACTGCGTTTAGTTATTTTATTAGATGGATTCATGAATAAGAATATAATCCGTATATCTGGATTAGATGCTTTAAAGTTCACCATCTTTTGTCTTGTTGCTATGTCTAACTTACCTTTAGCTTCAAGGTAAACATTTCGTCCTATTTTGAAATCTGGACAATATTTACGAACCTTCTCTGGTTGAAGAAATGTAATAACATCTGGTTCATATTTAACTGCTTCCCAATGTTTTTTGAGAATCTTCCATGCGTTCCTCTCCAACTGACTCTTGAAATTTATCAAATCTATCCCTCCATACATCATCGATTGAACGTTTCATCCATACACAACTTGCATTACGTATGAACTCTTCATCATCAGAATACAATTGGCGAACTACATCAAACATCTCTTGCTCTGTCGAACAACCTCCTAATAACTTGGTAGCTTTCACCTTACCGTAGTTCTTAATTCCAGGTATGTTGTCTGTAGTATCGCCCATTATACATTGTACAAAGAATAATCTGTTACCTTCTAACTCTGTTTGGTCTACCCATTTGTCAGGTCTCTTCCATTTCTTACCAGAGATTTCCCAACTAAAGTGTTTACCAGGGACTTGAAGTAAATCTTTATCCAATGTAACAATTACTGTATTCTCATCTTGATGGATAGCAAGTTCATCATCAGCTTCTAAACCTTCTCTAGACATTTCTGCATCCATATGTTTTAACGCATACTTTTGCAAATCTTTAAGATGTATAGGCTTTGGTGCAGTACGATTAGCTTTGTAGCTAGGCATAACTTTTTTACGGAAGTTAGTCTTAGAAGATATAAAACCTCTAAAATCAATAGCGTTAGTCTTCTTCATAAGACTTTCCAGTAATTGTTCAGCTCTATACTTAGCTATACCAAACCCATCGTCCTCGGCACTAATCGCAGAACGAAATAGTACCAAGTCCATGTCGATGAGAGCTATCATCTAGAAGGGAATATCTTCTGATAAATCATCTATTGACTCAGAAGCAATACCTAGAACATAATGTTCATACTCTTTAGCTAGTTTGATAACTTCTTCTTTGCCAACAGGTTTACCTGCAGTTGCTAACGTTGCATTAGCATTAGTCAGACTAGATTGCCTAATGATATAGACTTGAGTTTGAGCTCTTTCGTCTGCTGTAGGAAATGAATTACCCCTTGAAACAGGGTTTGAAGAAGCAGCTTTAGGTGCACTAGCACTAGGTGCTTGTCCATCTTGTAGTACTGCTTTCCACTGCCAGTATCCATTGTCATCTTTAACAGAATCAATGTTTACTGAGTCACCCTTTGTCCATGTCTGAGCAGCTTTAAATACGTCAGGATGGGAGAAAGACATAAGCTTTTTGTTACCAGCTTGTCCAGCTTCATTTTTATAGGTTACTTCTACTGATTGGTACTGCCTACCATTCTTTGCAGAATGAGAGTTTACAGTGCCAACATCGATTACTTCTATTTGCATATAAGTCTCCTTATGGTTAATTTAATTCACCCCAATTTGAACCTACTTGAACATCGACTCTGATTGGTAAGTTAAATTCTTTACCAAAGAGTTTCTCGAAGTTCTTAGGTACATCATGGAATGCACTTGTTACGATACTAATTATATTAGTAGTATCGTTTATCTTCTCATCATAGTCAATCATAATACTATCATGTACTGTGTTGACTAGTTTGAGAGATTCTTTATCCTTAAGTCTATTAGCTAAAGAGACTCTAGCTATACTCATGAGGTCTGCACCTAAACCTTGAACAGGATAATTCAATATTCTAGTTCGTGGTAGTCTAGGTTTACCTTGTGAGTTAAACTCAGGTTGGTAATAATATCTTCTGCCAGTAGGCATTTCTAGATACATTCGTTGCTTAACAGTATCTTCTAGCTCTTTGTGCCATGCTTTAAGTCCAGTATACTTTTCATAGAACTGGTCTATAACCTTCTGCCAATAGTGTTCATTACCAATATCTTTAAAGTTATTATCCATACCATAACTGTAAGCACTACCACCGTAGATTAATCTAAAGACGAATGTCTTAGCAATTAGTCTAGTAGGTAGATTGAATCTTTTTTGGTTATCAGTATGTTGGTCTACTTTGTTTAATATCTCAGTGATAGCAGTCTTATCCTGAGATAAGTAAGCAGCACATACCCATTCTAATGCTGATACATCTGCATTTAATAACATATTATAGAGATTCTATTAATCTATGGTTGTATGAAATGATAACACTTTTCTTTAACTCAGCCCTAGCTTCTGGTTTGAGTAGCCCTAGTACTGCAGAAGGACCAAGTGATAGTATCATGTCACTGAACTCATTAGCAGTATGGAAATGATGTGATTCTTCCATAGCTTGTTGTTCAGATTGCATGTCATGTTGTTGCTTATCTACACTCATTATGAATACCTCGTTGTGAATAGTGATTTAATCTCACTATCAAAGTTTTGTAAATTAGGTTTGCTACTACTTAACCTACCTGTTTTTGCTACACACTGATTGAGTTGTCCATGTAATAAATTGTTAGTCCAACCCATAGTGTCTGATAAGGCAGGTACTCCCATATAGTATGTACCTCTTCTCTTTTCTAGTGTTGACCTAGTTAAGAGAATCTGAAGAATTTTCATTGACTCTTCTGGACCTTTTAATCTGTGTAATGTATCGTCATTAGTTTTGTATTGACCTTCTCGTTTAAGTTCTGTACCTTCGAGAGGTTCAAACAATCTATCTAGAGTATGTTTTTTATCAACCCATTTATACTTAGTTTCACCCATTCGAGCACCACCTTTATATATTCCAGCAACTTCTTGAACACGGTAGTCAATAGTCCCACCGTAAAGAAGAGCAGATAAATGAACGTTGCTATTGGGATTAAAATGGTCAAAAGTATGATACTCGTAAAGTTTACGATTGAGTTTTGATATTTGCTCATCTAATTCATCTCCTAGTGTAATTGAATGTTGATACTCATATTGTAATCCATTAAACTCTATGTCTTGTAATACAAGTAAGTCTTGATTATGTAAACTGATTAGTCGTTTTTTGTTTACATGTTCAGGTAATTCTAGTTCTTTAAGCTGTTCTTGATACACTTTGTATGTTAAGTCTACATCTTGATTAAGATAATCTGTAAGTATATTTAGTGGTATCTTATCTGTATCTACACCATTTTTCCAATAGTTTTCCTTAACTTCATCTAACTTAGTACCTAGCTCATAGTATTCTGCAACACCATTGAGGCTAGGGTATGGATTAGATTGATTACGCAGCATGAACTCTACTAATTGACAGTCCCAAATACGTTTAGATTTGAAGTCAATACCATATCTTTGTAACCAATGCAAGTCAAACTTGATGTTGAACCCCACAAGCACGTCAGCACTGTCAACGGCTAATTGAATTTCTTTCAGTGATTCCTTGTGGGGGTCAGCACTATATTCTATATCGTAGACTCTATGTCCATCTAGTCCTACTAACATAAGTTTGTTATCTTTAGTAAAAGGATGACCTGTGTTAGTAATGGTCGTCTCAACGTCTAATGTTAATGTTTTCATTAATGTTTCTCCCAGTTAAACTGTGCAGTTACTACTTGTAAATTATCAGGAGTATGTAGTCCACCATCTTTTAAAGGAATGATATGGTCTACTTCCCAAGTACCAGATATAGCGTTG